AAAAATATTTATCAATATAAAATAGTGACAAATATTTTTATATGTAGTATTATTTGTGACCTTTGCGATATGAATCATTAAATCTATACTTATTATTATGACTGTTACATATCAAGCAAGAAGCAAAGAAATGAAGGCGTTAGAAGGCTATATATCTAATCCACAAGACAATAAAGCAAAACGAAAATTTGAAAGATATTTTAACGAGGTAGATAGTAGTATTATTAAGTTACATCAGAAACTACTAGCCTCAGAGAATGCACTTGTTTATAATCAGATATATTCAGCTAATAATAGAATTGAAATAAAAAGGAGTAGTGCAGATAAAGCCCCCTTAATATTAAAGCTTAGGGTCTCTAATTCATACAGAAAATTTTTTCATTCAATTAATGACGGTGAATTATTAATTACAAAGGATTGGGATAATCAATTTGATCAAGTGAAAGACTTACTTGTTGTAGATTTAAATAAGCATAATTATAAAGCAGTATAACTATGGACAGAAAAAACAAACCTGATGTTTATGATGCAAGATCAGAATTAAACACCATAGGTCAAGAAATTTATTCAATTGCACAGATACATCAAAAAGATATTGGCACACTAGAAACTTTAATAACCAAAGGACCAATCCAGGAGCGTATAAAGTTTAATCGTTCAGAAATTAAAAAAATAGCAGAATATTTCGGGATTTATGAACTAGAATTATTCATTAAGACCTTTCAAGATAATTACAAAGACACTTGTAATAGGTGTCAGTTAGAATATAAAAAATCAAAAGTAGAAATTCGAGCTTTTAAAGAAGCTCTCTCCTATATAGAAGAGGTAAGTAATTCTGCTATTGATAAATTAAATGATATACTAGACTATTTTAATCAGGACTCTATCGAGGAGGTGATTGAGTCAAACAAAGCTAATTATTCACTTTTTAAATCCACTAAATCGAATAATATTCATGAAGTAAATCTATCTGTAATATTAAGAAAAGGAATTATTCTATATGAGTCTAAAAAACCTCCAAATTACAATGAGGAAAGATTGATTGACTGGATAAATAAAAAAGAATGGATCAATCATCTAGAGGACCCTAACTATATTAAATCCCTGACAGATGTTTTTCATAAATTGGGGATTACACTCCTTTTATCACCGTACTTACATAACACTGTATTTGGCTTAGTTCATTGGTATAATAATAGCCCTATAGTAATAATAACAGATAGAGGTCATGATTTAGCTAGTTGCTGGAATACCTTATTTCATGAGATTGGGCACGTAATAAACGATAAAGGCTCTAGTGTGTTTGATAATGAAGATTGTACATCTGTGGGCAAACGGAGACTTGCTGTGATTGAGAAAAAGGCCAATGACTTTGCTAATGCACATCTACTAAATGGTAATGACTTGAGAAAGATTGTCTTTGCAAATAAAAAAAAGAAGCCTATCATCACCTATAATGAAATTGTTGATAAATATCATATACACGAAGTGTTTGCAAAATATTGGTTAAGGAAAGCAAGTATACAGCCATCAAAGAATCAGGCAATATATATAACATTCAAGGATTAAATAAACGCCTCTTCGATTTCTTCGAAGAGGCGTTTATTTAATCCTTAAATGTCGTTTTATAAAGAGACTCATATACCTTTATTCCCCCTTCTATTGAGTAGGATCTTGATTTATATCTCACGATTGGCATTACAGTACCAAGCTTTTTCCTATGAATACTATTGTGGACTTGTCTGAATAGGGCCATTCGTTCAAGAAGTCTCGTTTCATCGGTTAACCCATACATATTTGAGGTAAATGAGTTAATTGCTAGTTTAATTGATATTGTCACATCTCCCTTTTGTCCAATAGCAGCATCAGTCCAATTAACATCCGCTACATTAATAAGAACAGCTGGATAGCTTAATTGAAATCCAGCCTCATCAGGATTTCCACACTCAAGCTGACCTACATCCTCATTAATTTGTACTATATCACTACAATTAAGTCCAATTTCTTTTTGTATGTTTAAATATAATTCTTCCATTTGATTAGTGTTTAAATGCCGTTCAAACGGCTATTCATTATCTGTTTAATCTCCAATTCCATTTTAGTATTCATTGCTTTATTAAGTTCACTTGAAGGTGCAAGGAATTTACGCTGTGGAATTCTAACCTTAAGAGTTGTTTTTTTTGTCAATGCAAGCCTTTGCCACATCAGAGCATTTTCACCAGCTGACTTGGCTAGACTTTTCTTTTGATCTTTATCCATACTCTTTGTTATTTTGGTTGCTTCATAATATTTAGCCCATGCAAATCGTCTCATTTTAGGGGTTACACTGGGGTTAGTTTCACCACCTTCATTGTGGATCCTAGCATAAGCGATAGGCGTAAACACTATAAAACCAGCTGCTATTGGTCTAAAATCAATAGAGGACGCTAGCCTGTTTCTTCCTGATAATAGAGGCCCATAGGAACTATCAGCTGAACTTCCTGATTGCCTTTTAGCCTTTGGCCATACCTCAAGAGAATTATCAACAAAGCCACCTTTACGAAAGTTATCCTTAAAGTGTTCTTTTGCCATATTACCTAGTTTAACTGGTAATACTCTTGCGAATAGATCGGCAACTTCAGTCTCTTTCTCTTTGAATAAATTAGAAAATTCTTTTACCGTCATAACTTATTATTGATTAATTTGTTATATTTGTAGTGCGGTAGCAATACCGAATCGGTGAGATCCACTGGATCGCGCCCCCCCGGCGGTAATTTTCTTATGAAGGTTACCGCCGATGTTTTTTAATAGCTTTACGTATCTGATCTGCAACGATAGTCTTTATCTCTCCATTCTTATGGCGTATTATTACGGTTTTGACAGTTGCAGCCCTTCCTTTTTGGAATGCATCCAGAAGTCCTCTTCTTATATCTTCTCCTTTGTATTCCTTCTCAAGATAGATATATACCTCTTCAACCTTCTGTTTACTTGCGGACTTTATACTTGCTTGAATGGCATTCTTGCCGTTCTCAGAGCTGGGAACCTTGATGTCACAATAATACCCATTATCCAGATTCAGACAGTCTGGGTTCTTTTGTCCAGGTGTATTATCAATACCTAGGAGTTCATACCTAGCATTATAATATTTGGCGATTTCTTTGAGAGCCTTCAGGTTCTTTTTAGCTTCATTAGCCCCTTGTTTTACACCTTCAGCTATTCGGATCAATCCACCTCCTTTAAATCTAGTTTCCTCATAAGTTGTATGATCCGTGTTTTCAGAGATGAATCTCTTTACAGCCTTTTGGGCCTTTTTATCAGCTGTTGCGATGTATGGGTGAGTATCTGAGAATATCTTTCCATCTTTATCCACTCTATTGTCTAGCCCTTTATCAGGGATAATATTAGGCATAGAAGATAAGATCACATTAGGTGTAACTGGTTCATCTGTTTGTTTAAGCGAACATTTGCAGTTCCATCTATCACCAGGTCGATGTTTATTCCAGAAGTCATCATCAATAGGAAGAGTTAACCCAATGCTCCAATATTCTTTATGATGATGATCTGGAGTAATCGACAAAGTTGGCATCCACTTGAGATTAGGGAGTATATCCTTATATCGAATGAAGTTTCTCCAATCAGCGGCCTGCTGAGCCCTTAGGATAGCAGTATCGTATTCTGTTTTAAGCCAATGTCTACATTGATGATCAACAATATCTTTAGTATCTCTCTCAAATTGATGAAAAGTTTTAAGCTCACCATTCTCATCGAGTAATCTTTCTGATATATCAACTTGCATACGATGCGTTTTAAAGGCTGCAATGACATCGACATTATCACGTAGCTCTTGGTAAAAGAAATAATCAAGATCTCGATCATCTTTTTTTTCACCAAATCCATGTTTTATTGCTTGATAATATACACTGCGAAACTCTTCCCAGATTTCTTTATCAATGTTCATATCAACATCTAATTCTAGAGAATATATACGCTTGAGTAGCCCTTTTACCTTTTCAAAATCAAATTGAAATCCAAGTTTAACAGCTTTCTCATCATCAGCATTACGATAAAGAGAATTGACTAGAATTTTAAACGAGCCCCGTTGCCTATCGGGGCTTGAACGAAAAAATTAAATAGGCGATTTAAAAAGCTATTCTTTCTTTTATTGGAATATTCACTTCTTTTCCTAATCTTACTTTTAGATTGATCCAACTCATTCATTTCCTGCTTACCTTGCTTCTGCTTAGTCTTCTTATTATATTCCCTTGGTTTTTCAATTCCGAATTTTTCGTAAATAAAATCGTCATCAATAGGAACTCCCATCTGTTTAGCCTTGAGTAAAATATCCATAAACTTATCAAGATCAATTTTCTCAGGTGAAACGAAATTAAACTCTCCTTCATCTGTATTGATACCAAAGTTTTTAAAGATCTCGGTAATCTCATAATTTAGAAGATTCAAAATGAAAAGCTTGTCAGCCTGTGTCTTCTCTGTTTCTGCATTTTGGTGAACTTTACCAAGAGCTTGAGTGCCTGTACGTCCCTCCTCTGTTGTCAGAGTGTTCCCTAAGAACAATTTTGATATCTCTTTATTTGATCTTTCAATGAATCGATCATAAAGATCACTTGACCCATTCTTATTATTACTTTCAACGAATTTAAGAGAGGAGTCCTTTGTATGTATATATACACCAGCTGAACCTTGATTAATTGCATCTTCTTCAATTCTCCTACGCTCCTCTTCATCATCTCCATCATATACGTATTCACGTATAGGCATTCCGAAGATTTCTGAGAATTGAGCCCAATCACCTGTTGTATTGCGCTTATATATCACCCATGGAGCAGCTTTGGTCAATAATCCTAAATCATTTTTATCACCAACAAATAGTAGATCGTCAAATTCGTACCAGGGTATACCCGTCATATCACTTTGACGTCTAAGAATAAGCTCTTTATAAGGATCAACATGTTTTCTAGGTATTAGATCGTACTTCAACCATTTACCATCCCTGTAAAATTGGAATAGTGAGAATCCGTAGAACTTACTAGAGAGAGCATCTGCAAGGAACTTAATAAACCAAGGTGATCTTATATGAACATTAACACTATCATCAGACTTACCATTACGCTTGAATTCAATAGGAGAGCATACAATAGCGTTGATTCTCTTTTCAATTACAGAGGTTAAATGAGTATCCATCTCTATAGCTGTATGTAGATCAAACAGCTTACTCCTCCTAGAGTAATCCACGTTATCAGCAAGACGAATACTTTGAATATATGTTTCAATATCAATTCCAAAACGATTGGGAGCAGTAAGAACAATAGTTCTGTTGCTAGACCCAATATTTCCACCGCTTGTTATTCTGTTTTTCTTTCTTTGTGCCATAATGGTTAATAGTGATTCGTTCGTTTTTTGTTACTGCTACCTCTGTAGCGTTCTTGTCTTCTATCATCTTGGTATAAAGGAACATTATGAATATTCACCTGTCCTTTGTTAACTGCTCTAGCCCAATCTATAGCTCTTTCATAGCGATCCTTTCTTACTTGAGATAGTTTCACAGGATTACCAATACAAAACATATGATACACTGCGATATCTATACACATCATAAGTACAAGATTACTACGATTACTACCCCTTTGGTCAAACAATGTTTCACAGTCGTATCGAGAAGATAAATAAGATGTCAATTCATCAATAGCCCTATTCTCACATATCTCCACTGTTGATTCATCCTCCCTTGTTATTTGATCAAGTATTTCTCTGAATACGCTAGCATCATAATCACCTCTTTCAATAAAGCTATTTGTCATAATCGCTTACTATTTCGTTTTTTAATCGTTTTTATGGCAACGCAAGTTGCCCCTGTTCTCTCTTTAAACTTTTGACGAATCTGTCTAAGAGCTCCTTCTATTGTATCTGGACCATCAGCTGGATATTTTAAACGAAGAGTGAATAGTTTAAATTGGTTTACCATATTCTTCATGTGTTCATTCTCCCTCTCTTTTTCATTGAAGATTAGATGACCTTCTCTATTTAGTGGCTCTAGGTTAGCTTCAATTCTTGTAGCTTTATCTGTCTTTTTTTCCTCATCTCCTCGTATGAAAAGATCTACTTCGTGATCCTTTCGATATTGCTTTACCAGAGGCTTGAATAGTTGTTGAAAGAAAGGGTCCTGAAGCTTATTATTTTCCATCCACATATATATTGGAGCCTCTCGATTTACGAACTCTTGTAGTCGAGCATACCATTCAATAAATTCAGAATTAAGGGCACGATCACAAAAGCATTTTATAACATATAATGTATCCCCAATCATACCAGTAAGAGCTACTGCTTTAGTTGAAGAGTTCTTTGATTTATTCTCTCCAGGTGCAGGGTCACCATATATTATCAAGAACTTAAACTTTGATAGCTTGGGTACCTTTCCGTAATGAATACTTTTGAATACCTCTCCTTCAGATACTGGATTATTATAATATTCCCCTTGAATAGTTTTTTCTGATATTTTTCTCAGGGTAATATCAATGAGCTCCTCTGTATTCTTATTAGGCCAAGTTGATATCCCATTCTTATCTCTAATGTTTACAATATCCCAATTATCAGCTTTGTTACCAGCTCTTTTAACACAGCAATCTTCAGCAATTATATTACCACAAAAGATGATAAGTGTAGGCTCTGATATTGAGCGTGTCGGGTATAGTGCCTTCTCCCACCACTCCCATTTTTTTTGTAGCACATCAGGATTGCGACACTCCTCATCTGTGTCAAAATCATCAAGTAATAATATATCTGGTCGAATATTTTCATTTCTGGCTCCACGAGGTTTATCACCAGCACCTAGGCATACAAAACCAATACCTACGTTAGTTGTGAAAGCTGTTGATGTCCATTGTCCCAACTTCTTTTGTTCACCGTAATATGCCTTTATACGAGCATTGGCCTCTAGTTGCCCCTTGTATGGAGCTAATAGTCTTTCTGCTGCATCTTTAGTTGCAGATGCAAGGACTACAAATTTCTTTTTACCCGTGAGTACCAGGTAAAGCACTATGAACATTGTTACCGTACTCTTAGCTAACTCTCGAGACCAACTCAGAACCTCGAACCACTCATCATTGCGAAGAATACGTCTGATTGCATTAATTTGAAATGGGGCAAATTCATATTTACAGTATTGGGGAAAAAAGAATTTAATCCATTCAATTGGATGATCTTCAAGATAGCGTCTGTGTTTCTCTATCTCATCAATACTCCTATCTTCATCTAATTCAGTTGACCGGGCTATATTTTTAATAAACTCTTCCCATGCCCGTAATGCTTCTTTATCTGTGGCTTTCATTATAGAATACTTTTGATAAATGCATCATAAAGAGCGGCTAAATCCTTAGCTTTCTCTACATCTATTCTTCTGGCAAATTCAATAAATTTTCTCCCAACCTCAATTACTTCAGCAATACCGACATCATCCTCCATTTTCTTTATTGATGCAGATAGTTTCATAAGGATATCCGCCTCTTTACTATCAGCAAACCTCTTGCCCTCCTCCTTTGAAGAAATAAATTTATTGAGGGCCCCTACTTGATTGTAAAGGTTCTTCAACTGTTCGCTCTTGGTAAGAGTTATTCCAACCTTAAGTTCCTCCCATCTTTCTGATTTAATCCACTTATTCATTGTAATTCGTGAGACACCTACTTTATCAGCTAATTCTGCTTGTGTTAGGTGTTCGGAAATAAATAGAGTTTTAGCCCACTCTTTCTGCTGCTGTTTACTTAAGTTACTCATAGTTTTCTGCCATTATTTTCTACAAAATTCACCATATAAAGGAGTCGTGTCAAGGGGCATTATACATGATAAAAGTTTAAAGTTGCATCATACCCATCTGCATCGGCATGATGCGGAAAGCCTCTTGTTAATAGGGAATTAACTTATCAACTTTGCAGAGTCAACAACAAAAATCAACAGAAATATGAGACGATATTTTAACGTCATTGCAGGTGAAGGCTCACACTGCATTCAGCTATATGGAGAGATTGGTCGATGGGCCGAATGTAATCCAGAGGAGATCGTCAAAGAGCTTTCGGAGATAGCAGACTCGGGCAAGCATTTAGATGTAAGGATAAATTCCAATGGAGGTGATGTATATGCAGGCCTAGCTATCTATCAAGCATTCAAACAAACCACCATCCCTATGTCTATCTATATTGATGGTGTTGCAGCTTCAATCGCATCAATAATAGCACTATGCGGAAAACCTTTATACATGGGTAAGTATGCTAAACTAATGATTCATGCCATCTCAGGCGGTTGGTTTGGTTCAAAGTCCGAACTCAAAAGCATTATAGAAGAGTATGAAGCACTGGAGAATATATTGGCTGAGGTAATTTCCAATAAATCGGGTAAAACCGTTGAGGATATAAAGGCACAATATTTTGATGGCACAGATCATTGGTTGACTGCACAGGAAGCCCTAGATATGGGGTTAATCAATGGAATCTACAATACTGATCCAGTTGAAGACTCTGAACCGCAAGCGATTTACAAAACATTTATGAATCGGTTCACCGAACCACAAAAACAAGAAGATATGAATTTTCAAGAGTTAAGGAAACGTCCTTCATTTGCCAATTGTGTAACTGATCAGGATGTGATCAACAGGATTTCAGAGATGGAGTCCAATGCAAGTAAAAGTGCAACGCTAGAGATTGAGCTTCAAGCTTACAGGGAGAAAGAACAACAATCTCTTAAAGCAGAAATCAAGGATATACTTGATAAAGCAGAGGGAGAAGAACGTATAAATTCACAGAGCCGTCCAATCTTTGAGAATATTCTCAATATAAACCTAGAGGATGGAAAAGCTGCCTTAGCTGCTATCCCTGCCAAAAGACGAGTAATGCAGAATTTGCATGAAGGGTCTATTGAGCCTAACACTTCTGTATGGGATAAACGTCAGCAGGAGATTAAAGAAAAAAACAAACTGTAACCAACTAATAATTATAATTATGCCTATTGTATTAACTAATTCAAATTATGATGGTGAGGTACTCGAGTCATTATTGACACGTGCCGCCACTGGGAATGAACTAGTAGGAGAAGGACTTATTTGTGTCATTCCGAACGTACAAAAGAAAATCACTATCCCTCGTTTAAAGACGGATAAGATGCTTCAAAAGCGCAAAGAGGAGCCAACACTGAATGACTCTAAAGGTAAATTTGATATCTCACACAAAAAGCTGGAGCCAAAAGACTTCATGGCTTTCACAGTTTTTAATCCTCGAACCTTTGAGCAGTATTGGCGAAAGTATCAACCAACAGGTCCTCTAGTATTCGCAGAACTTCCAACAATTGGTCAAAATGCATTATTGGATGCTCTGGCCAAACAAGTTGAGTTTGAGCTCGGGGATCATTATATCAACGGGGAGTATGAGGATAGTAATGATGATACTAAACTCTTTGATGGCATCCTAAAGCAAATGACTAAGGATAGTGATATCGTTGTTGTTGCCAAACCAACTGAAACAACAGTCACAGCACGTCTTAAGGCAATGCATAAATCAATGCCAAAAGAATTAAAGAAAAATCCTAATCTCAAATTTATCATGTCTATTGAGGACTGGGATAAATATGATGATGAATTAACAGCTCGTGATGGTAAAAATGCATCTGAAACGGAGGTTAATAAGAAGCGTTACAAAAACATTGCGATACATGATTTGGCAGCCATGCCTGAGGGTCTAATTATTGCAACTTTGTGTTCACAAGACCAACTAACCTCCAATCTATTTGCTGCTGTTGCCTTTGAAGACGATGAAAATGTAATTAAGATTGGTCCGCTATCCAATGCAGGAGAGCTATACTTCTTTAAAATGCTTATGAAGGTAGATACTAATATTGCATTCGGAGAAGAGGTCATTATTCTTGATGCACGTCAATCTCCAGTCTTTAACCCTACACCTCAGGGGTGATCCAATAAATAAATATATAGAAGTCATGTCAAATAAAGATTTAAAAACAGAAAGAACGATTGCTGTAAAAATCAAAGTTATTCAACCTTTTTTGGACAAGTTCAATAATAAGGTGCGTTATGAACCAGGAGATGAGCTAGAGTTTGAAAGCGAAAGAGCTGCTGATGTAGTTGAGCGAGATCTAGCTGAATATATCCTTCCAATTGGTTAATTATGGCGAATAAACTAAAGTACCTGGTTATTCACTGCACAGCAACACCAGAAGGTAGAGAAGTAACCGAAAAGGATATCCGTCACTGGCATACATCGCCAAAGGATAAAGGCGGAAATGGATGGAAACAGGTGGGTTATACTGATCTGTTTGAACTAAGTGGCAAAGTTGTCCGCTTGGTGAAAAACAACGAAGACGATACGGTGGACTCTTGGGAGATCACAAACGGTGCATCGGGTCACAACTCTTACTCAAGACACATTGTCTATGTAGGCGGTTGCGATAAATCAGGTAATCCAAAGGATACCCGTACTGATGGTCAAAAGGCTGCTCTTGAGTTATACGTGAAATCATTTCATAAACAATATCCGAAAGTGAAGATTGTCGGTCACTGTGATCTGGCAGCAAAAGCCTGTCCATCATTTGATGTTAAATCGTGGCTTATCTCAATAGGTATTAAACAATAAGGATCATGGATAAAGTGGTAGAGCTATTAATGTATTGCCTGCCTTCGGGGGTGTTCGCTTCGATAGCCACATGGCTTGTCAATAGAAAGCTCTACCATACCCGATCTCGCAAAGAAGTACATGACACATACAAAAGTATGTACGAGGATTTAAGTAACACTATTATCAATCAACAACAACAGACCAATGACCTTCGCAGAACTCTCGCTAAGCTGCAACAAATTATTGTTAGTGCTACTACCTGTAAGTATTATTCTCGCTGTCCTATGCGCTTGCAACACAACAAAGCAGACAGTACTGCAATCATCGATGGATACACTGGGTCAAACCAAAGTGATCGTCAAAGAGAAGCTCCTGCTGCCCGTTCCTCAATCGACAGCGAGGATTCAGATAGGGATCGAGAGCCTCCGTAGTCTTCCCTCTGGGGCGAGCTTTACGGCACAAGAAGGAAGGGCAAATCTGGATATTAGACGTGAGGGTGAGACTCTTATTGTCTCCGCTGTATGTGATTCTCTCAAGAGAGAACTTGAAAGTGTTTATGCAGAGCTCGAGCGTACTAGGATCAGAAGCGATACTGAGGTAATTGAAATGAAAAAGAATGTATCCTGGTTTAAATGGTTCTTTTTGGGAGCATTAACAGGAATACTACTTATGGCAATTATTTTAATATGTATAATTAGAAAATAATAAATCAAATGTCAGAAAAAACAACAAAAGTGGCAATGGTTACCTCTGAAGGCGAAGTACAATACCAGCCACAGACTATGTCAGCACTTAACACTAATGATGGATACATCTCTGGATTAGACTCCCTATTAATTGGAACTACACCTTTGGGGGACATTCATGAGGATGGATTATCTTTTGGGGGAGAGAAACCTGGTAAGGTTAAACTATATGCCGCGCAAAAAAAGAAGGGTCCATCAAAGATTCTAAATGGGAAACCTGGAAGTACAGTTATCTCATTTCGACTTCTACAACTAGATGGAGAAAACTGTAAAGCAGTTCTTGGGGGTACAATGGCAGCAAATGGGTCTTATACACCTCCTGACAACTTCTCTGGTATTGAATCTAAATTCGATATAAAGTGTGATTCTGGTCACACAATTAGAATCTATAAAGGCTCACTTTCTGGTCAATTAGGAGGTAAGATTAACTCATCTGAGTCACTAACTATTGATTGTGAAATTGAATTAATGGAAGATGTATTGGGTAATACCTGGGAGATCTTTCCTCCAGGGGTGGATCCTGATGCGAGTTCTGGGATATAGTTTAATCACTATTTAATCATCAATCAATGAAAGGACAAGAGCAATTCAATGAACTAATACTAGATATGGGCGTAAGTATCCCTTTAGGTCCAATCTTTGGATTTACTCCACGCCTGGTAATGAGGGCTCCATATGCTGGAACACTACTCCGAATTTCTAGGCTTTATCTATCAATGGGTATTGAAAAAAGCTCGTTAGATAATATGAGTTACGAGCAAATTATGGAGTTGCATATTCAATATGGAAAAACAATTTCAAAAATGGTCGCTTTAGCTATTCTAAGAGGTTATTGGAGTGGTAAGTTTCTTACACCAGTTCTAGCCTTCGTCCTTATTTGGCTGATGAAGCCTACTATGCTACACGAGGCGTGGTACCAGCTTCTAAATATGCTTGATACAAGGTCTTTTATAATAGTTATCAAATCGGCAGATCAGATCAATCTGATGAAACCGAGATTGAGCCAACAAAAGAAGGGGAGTTAAAGAGTTTTGAGAACTCTCATAGCCCCTTCGGCCTTTTTTGGCAAATAATCCAGTCTACTGGCTGGAGCATGGATTATCTTCTATGGCATTTACCTTATGTGCAGCTAATATATATGTTAGTAGATGCCCCTAGGTATGTCACTAAAAAGAATACCCTATCAGATAAATCCTCAAGTTCATCTTTATCATTTTTTCAAACAAAACTAAGAGGCGATGGAACCCGTAGAACTAGAATTCATAATGCGCAATAATGCGATGAACGGATTTCAATCCGTCAACAACTCTATTAGTGATGTAGATGAGAAGATACAAAACCAGATACTTCTAATTGATGTTCTTGAGAGTGCTCTATTTAAGCTACAGAAAGCACAATCTCAATCAGGGGAGAATACTAACTATGAGAAAAACGAATCTGAGATAAAATCCTATATAGCCCGTATTGAAGAGTTAAGAAGTGAATTAACAGAACTACAATCTCAGCAAAACAAACCAATAAATACATCTATCGTAGATCCTACTCCACAGATTAAGAAATTCAATATGCTGAACATGCAGATTCAGCAGGTAGCACGGGAACTTCCTTCGCTAGCTATGGGGCCCCAGATGTTCTTTCTTGCGATATCGAATAACCTTCCGATGCTAACAGACGAGATCACGAAAGCAAAAAATGAGTACAATGCATTAACGGCTGCAGGGCAAAAAGCGACACCTGTGTGGAAGCAGGTTGTCTCTGGTGTATTATCATGGCAAACAGCTCTTGTTGTAGGTATAACCCTTCTTGTGACCTACGGAAAAGAAGTTGGCAACTGGATGAAATCACTCGCTGGCGCAAAAAAAATGATTGCTGATACAGTAGAGACAAATGCAGATTTCAATAAAGCTATGGCAGAGACAGGTGCAAAACTGATTGCTTCATATCGAGAGCTTCAACAGAAATGGAAAGATCTTGAAGGTGATCTATCCAAACAAAAGCAATTTATCGGTGAAAATCAGGATGCTTTTAAAAAGCTGGAGGTCTCTGTACTTGATCTCACTCAAGCGGAAACACTTTTCAATGATGGAACAGATAAATTTGTGAATTCATTAATTGAAAGGGCTAAAGCTGCTGCTGCAATGGAAATAGCTGGGGAGCGATTTAAAGAAGCTATTGAGAAGATGCGTAAAGCTGATGCAATGTCTGATACAATTAATTATACGCAAGTCACTACAACAGGGGCAGCTATTAATTATGGTAATGTTGAGAATGGTGCTAAAAAAAGAGCAACAACAGAGGCTAAAGAGATCTTCCAGGATGGCGAGAATCTCATTCGTATGAGTGAGGAGTACTCAGATAAAGCAGATAATATCTTAGCTGGAATGGGACTAAAGACACAGGATATTGTTGCTGGAAGTGTAGCACAGATGGAGGAAATAATCAAGCTTAAGAAGGAGCAACAAAAGCGAGCTATTTCCAAAGATGAGTACAATGATATTCAAAATCAGATAGATGCTGAGCAAAAGAAGATAGATGCTATCACTGGTGGTAAGAAAAATAACAAGTCACCAGTAGATGATAAAACTGGACAATATAGAGCTGATGCCGAATTAAAGATTGCTCAATTAGAGATAGAGGCAATGAAAGAGGGGGCAGAGAAGAAGCGAGCGCAAGCTAAACTTGATTTTGATAAGGATCTCAAGCAGATAGCCGAGCAGGAGGAAAAACGTCTAGAGTTTCTTGATAAGGCCAAGAAGGCTGGATTAAAGGTTGATCCAAAAGAAAATGAAACCATAAAAATACAAACTCAAACATTACGATCTTCATCTCAAAAAGCATATGATAATAAACTTATGATCATAGACAGTGATGAGAGCAAGAAGGAGAAGGAGAAATATGATAAACTTCTCAAGCCTTATCTCACCTATACAGAGCAGCGACTTGAGATCGACAAAAAGTATAAGAGGGAGATTGAGGAGTTGAGAGCAGCAGGAGCCTCTACAGATAATATTGATATAGCTCTTCAAGCACAGGAAAAAGAACATCAGGCTCTAGATATGAGTATTGCTGCAAAAGAAACATCATTCATTGTATTAGCCTCTAGACTCTCTAGAATGAGTATGGAGGAGCTGATAAATCAGCTATCAGAGGCTGAGAGGTTGCTTAAGTCTGCTGAACTAGGCGATGGAGAAAACTCTCAAAGTGCTGCCATTGCTAGGGCTAAAGTCACAATGCTTAAAAATGAGCTTAATGTGGCTAAGGCAGAGCAGGAGATTGATGACCCAAAGGGATTACAAAAGTGGGATAAAACATCCACCGCTATCAAATCTTGTAAGAGTGAGATTGACAATATGATCTCCTCTATGGATTACTTAGATGAATCAACAAAATCAGCTCTTCAGGCTTGCTCCAATATTGCAGGAGGAGCTATAGCTAAGATTGATGGAATACAGATGTTATCAAAAGGTGCTGCTGAGGGTATTAGTGCAGTTGAGAAAGCCTCTGTTATATTAGCAATAATTGGAACTGCTGTACAGGTATTATCCTCTCTATTTTCATTTGCCTCGAAGGCAGAGCAGAAGCATCAAGAAGCTCTTGAGGAGTTACAAAACTCAAGGATATCGGCGCAAAGAGAGTATAACCTATTACTCTTACAACAGAATCTATTACTTAAAGAGGCTACTACAATTTTTGGAGATGATTTAATAAAACGTGCAACTAGTGCTGTTCAAGTATATAGGGAGGCCTTGGAGTTATACAATAAGGAGCTATCTGGATCTGGTGCAAGTAAACCAAAGTTTAATGGCAACTTGAATGATTATACCAAGCAGATGGCTGATTATTATAATGGGCTTTCTGGGCTTTCATCCATTGAGATTGTAACAGGACATGAGAAAACAGGACTTTTTGGATGGGGTAAGGGCAAGGATACTTATTCAAGTATATTAGATATCTATCCAGATATTATTGATGGAGAGAATAAACTAAATATAGCTAGAGCTCAGTCTATTCTAAACAACGAGAAGATGAGTGACTCGAATAAAGCACTATTACAGTCATTAATTGATCTTCAAAATCAAGTGGATCAAGCAGAGCAAGTTCTCCGTGATTACCTATCTGAGACTTTCGGTGATATTGGACCTGGTATAATGGATGCTTTAACTGAGGCTATAACTACAGGTGCTGATGCTTGGGATATCTTTAGAGAGAAAGGCTCTAATGCTTTAGAGAAACTAGGCCAACAAGTAGCTTACACTCTATTTTTTTCTGATAAGTTTAAAAAGCTAGAGGATGAGTTAGTAGGTATTTACTCCTCTGGGAAAAAAGAAGAAGATATTGCCAAAGATGCTATGGAGCTTATCTCAAAATTCTATGATAATATTGGATCGTCAATGAGTGAATCACAAGAATGGCTTGAGAAATGGAAAGAAGAGGCCGCTAAGCATGGTTTTGATCTATGGGATAGTGATGTAGCTCAAAAAGGTGGAGCTGGAGCTTTTCAAAGTATGACTCAAGATCAGGGAACAAAATTAGAAGGGTTATTCACCTCTGTCCAAGACCACATATCCTCTATGGATGATAAGATGGACGATTTATCTAGTATAGGTTATGAGTCACTTGACGTATTAAGATCAATAGATGATAATACAAGGGGCTGTAATGATAAACTAGAGAAGCTCTCTGATGATATCAATCAGATCATGCGTGATGGATTGAAAGTTAAATAATAAAACAACTAAATAGCTATGATACTCGAAGGCTTATTCTTTATCAATGATGTAGACATGTATAAAACTTACGGAGTCTACCTATGCGAAGATAAGGCTGAAGATCAATCTAATTATTCAGCCCTACTCAAACCCGCAGATGGCAAACAATTAGAAGTGGTTAACTATCCTGAGTTAAATGGAGAAATACTTCCATCTACAATATCCATTAAAAGGGAGCCCAGAGATGTGACACTCAAGTTAGCCATTATAGCTCAAAGCTCAAGTGAATGGTTTAGCAGTTACCAAGCATTTTTAGAGTTCATACGATCAGGATGGTTAATTATTAGACTTCCTGAAATAGCTATCTCATTTAAGATGTATTATAAATCCTGTAAGGGTTATGATCATTTGACGAGCTTTGATAATCAAATTGCTGGTAAAATACAAATAACACTCAGAGAACCAGAACCCACGATTTAAAAGCATTTAAACAGTATTTGAAAGGTATTAAACAATCAAGATATGGCACTTATTCTCTATAACAAAACAGGTGAAATTATATTCGAAGCATCCCCTTCGGATAACTCAACACTTAAGCATGATCTTATGGGTGAGAGCGTGCTGAATCTTACGTTCTCGCATCCTGACTATCGTGAACTTCAGGTGGGTGATTATGCCATTTTAGACGGGGAAAAGTACCTGATTGCAGAAAACTATCAACCTGTACAGAAGAGCACACTTTTCTATGAATACTCTCCGAAGCTTTACGGCTTTGAAGGTTATTTAAAAATAGTGTTGATGGTTAATCTTACAGATGATGCCTTTGAGTCAAATTTTACTCTTGATGGGAGTCCACTGGATCATGTTGGTAAATTAGTTGATAATCTTAATCGATTAGGACTTAATATCAAGCATGGAAATGTGATTGACACAGACCAATACAAAACGATTGACTATAAGGGGGTGATGTGTTCTGAGGCAGTAAAATTAATAGCTGAGGCATTTGAAACTGAATGGTGGTTTGATGGTGAATATTTCAATCTTACCAAGTGCGAGAGAGATGAACGCATTGAACTAGGATATTTATCAGGTCTTACATCTCTTTCTCCATCTTCAAATGATAATGTTAGATTTTTCACAAGGCTGATACCATTGGGTTCTACTCGTAATATTGATCGCTCTAAGTACGGCTATTCACGGTTACAATTACCTGATAAAGCCAAGTTTGTAGAAAAGAATATGCATTATGGTCTATATGAAGCTTACGAGGAAAATGCTTTCTCTCATATATACCCTAGACGTGTAGGAGCAGTAACTGAGGTACGTGTCGAAGATAGAAAAATTGAAGGTGTTGAGCGTAAAGTATATTACTTCCAAGATACGTCATTAGATTTTGATCCAAATAAATATGAATTACCTGGCCTTGTTAAGAATATAGTATTCCAGTCTGGATCATTAAATGGACGTGATTTTGAATGTAACTACAATTCAACAACAAAAGAATTTGAGATAATAAATGTATACCCTACTGAAGAGTCTCAGCTACCTGGTTCTTCTATGATTCCACGTATTGGAGATCAGTACATATTATATAATATCTCAATGCCCGACGAATACTACACATTGGCTGAGAGTGAATATCAGAAGGAAGTGGATACTTTCATTGAAAAGTATAGTGAAGATATGTCAGTATATAAAGCTACCTCAGACTATATTCATTTTATGAGCAACGATATATGCTTGAAGGTGGGCTCTCTTATTCGGCTTAGGTCCGAGCAATACTTCTCTGGTTATCGAGATACAAGAGTTGTATCAATAAGCAGAAAGATAAACAATCCATATAAAGTAGATCTTGAATTTTCTTCTGTTGTGGGACAATCTAAAATGGAGAGTATCACTGGGAGTATTCAGGAGTTGAAACGTGTAGTATCTGATTATATGAATCCTAATTATTTAGAGGTAATCAAATCATGGGATAGTACAGAGGCTAGTAACTACAACGTATTCTCAGCACTTAGGTCTTTACAGCAGTTTATAAATAAAAAGGGGGATAAGGTACCTGGAATAATAGAGTTCTTGAACGATATTAAAGTTAAAGGGCAAGCTGATATTAACACCCTTGTAGCTGTTATTGGGAAAATAGAAACACTTACTGCAGATGATATAGACTCTTCTAGAGCAACAATTAGAGATGCTGTTATAGATCTTCTAAGATCTGATAATATATCTACAAAACTAATCCGTTCAACATCATTCGCAGGAGGAGCTTCTGGACATGGATTCTCAATTAATAACAGTGGTGATGCTGAGATGAATAGTTTAATTATTCGTCAATTCCTTGAAGCTGCTGAGTTTCGTTACAATAGGGTTCAAGTAATAGCAGGTGAGAGTTGGCGTGGCCCAGGAGCAGGACTTATAAAAAGTGTTGATACTAATAAGCAGACAATTACTATCAAGCTAGAGGAGGGTGAACTTACAAGTATTGATGTCGATGATATATGTAAGGCAATATATCATACCAGCTCAGGCTTCTCCACGGTATACTTTAGAATAGCTGAAAAATTAAGTAATGACACGTTTAAGTATGTACTTAGATCTGGTTATTCTATACACCCACAAATGACAATGTCTTTCATTGCATATGGAAACTTCACTAATAAGTCACGACAACAATCATGTTATGAGGCTAGAAATTATAAGCGTTACCTAGCTAATGTTAATGATTGGGATATTCAACTATCAAATATAATGATGCAGTTGGGGGACCTTTCCAATCTAAAGACTGAGCATGGGTTAGATATGAGTGGATATAGTGCATATCTAAATAGGATTTATATGACAGGTACAATTAAACAGTTATCTCAAGATGGAGTAACGGAGGTTCCTGTGCCTGCATTCAAAGGTCGCTGGGAAGCTGGACGGTACTATTATTACGATGAGGTAACTCATATGGGGAGTCGATGGATATGTATAAGTCAAGAAACAGTTCAAGAGCCTAATATTACAGCAACCGATTGGCTTAGGTCTGCTGCTAATGGAGAGAGTACATACTCTGCTACTCTTGAGCAAACAGATAGTGCAGGATATTATCGAGAGGGGCAGTCATACAGCTCAACAACTACTGTTAGGGTGCTATATGGTACACAGGATATCACTGATAGCTTAGATGACTCTTGTTTTCACTGGGAAAGATCTACTGGTGATCCTTCTGATAGTACCTGGAATGATACTCATAGGGGTATTGGAAATACTCTAGAATTAAATCAAGGTGACTTGATAGGTGACACAACGATTAGACTTAAAGTATACTCAAATAATGGAATATTATTATTAACAATTTAACTCATATAATCATGGCTACATTAGCTCAATCACAATTCACGATTCGTAGACTTGTTGATGGGAAGACAATGAACTTCTTTCTCAACTCTAATCATCCCTCTACGCAGATATTTACTCCAGATCCTAGTACTTATGTTCCCAACTATGCTGCTGCTAGTAATGCTTTGGTGATAACACCAGATCTTCAGATTAGTGGTGAGACAGGGAATCAGACTTCAAAGTTTAAAGCAGGCTCTGTGGTATGGAAAATCAATGGGACGACCATAACAGGGACTAACTCAACATATGGAGCAACAGCTGCCTCAGCACATCCATACACATTGACAATCAATAAAAATATGACTGCTGATCAACAGCTAAATATTGAGTGTTCAGCTATCTATGTTCAACCAATTACACTACAGGAGCTTCCCGTTGCTCAGAAGATTGCATTTACCAAGGTGAGTAATTCAGGAGCATCTATCATTGCAGTATGTACAGCTCCAGATGGTATAATCTTTAAGAATAATGAAGTAGCTTCTCTTAAAGCTCGTTGCGATATGTGGCGTGGATCGACAATTGACAATACCAATGTGACTTACGCTTGGTCAATTAATCAAAGTGGTACATGGGTTACCCTTACCTCAAGTAATGCCTCAACATATGGAATTACTGGTTATACGACTAACACTATCACAATACCATCCTCTGCAGTACTAAATTATGCATCATTCAAGTGTGATGTTAAAGACACTGACACCTCTTCTTCTACGTATAATAAAACTGTAACTGATATTATAAGTTTTACTGATCTATCTGATCCATACAGACTAGATGTTGACTTGGCTAAAGGTGATGGTGTAGCAACAGGTATGACTATTACGGCTAAGATTAACATATATCAAGGGGCTACTAAAATGCCAGATTCATTTTTTACAGGTAAAACAGCCAGGTACTTTAGATTCACAGCAGCAGGAGCTCTAGACTCTACATGGGGAACCTCTGGCTATAAAACAGGACGTGATCTGGTAATTGCAGAGGCTGATCTATTGGATCAATATCAAACAGTCTTTGGGGCTGAACTCAACGGATAAATAATTAACACATATGGCTCTAATTGCACAAGGTAATTTTACAATCAAACGAATAGCAGAGAATTATGAATTAGTAATATCTGATAAGCTTGTTAAAAAAACATCTGCAGGAGCACTTATACCCTCAAGTGTAAGTGCTCGAGCCTACAAAAGCATTGGTAATTCACGAGAGGAGATATCCAATGCCACCATCAAACTATATGGTGGAAATGGGGATATTGCATACTCATATTCTGCTGGGACAAGCTATTCGATTAAGTCCACAGATAAACTTTTGAGGTGGGAACTAATTGTTATCAACACTCAAGTAGCTAATGATAATACTCTAATTGTATCTGATGGTGATAAAGGTGATATAGGGCTATCGGGAGCTATACTACGTCCTCGAGGAGAGTGGGCAGCTAGAACTCAGTACTTAAATGATACCAGGTATAGGGATACAGTTATATATAACAAGAATAAATATATTGCTAAAACGACTCACACCTCAGGCTCATCATTTGTATCATCTCAATGGGAAGACTTCAATGAGTTCATTAATGTGGCTACTCAAGTGTTGTTGGCTGATAAAGCTTGGATTGATATTCTAGGGACTCAAGGAATAGCTGTAGGTGATGATGTTAATAAACGGTGGTTACTTACAGGGAGTTGCATAAAGCACACAGGTACAAACCTAGAATTAACTCCTGATGGTACTATTAAGTCTCCTTCTGGAGGAATTATTTTTACTAATGGAAAAACTATAGAGCAAACAATTCAAGGGGCTGTAGAAGTACTACCTGGAAGGAATCTTGTAAGGTATACCAATACTCCACCTCAGAGTGATTATTGGAAAGGTGGAGGTTGGAGTAATATACCTCCATACTACGATTCTATTGAGAGATGTATTGTTTTGTCTGCAAAAAATGGATGGCAAAACTCATATTGTCAATTGACTAAGTTTGTAGATTCCTGTATTGTTAGATTCTTCGCTCGAGTCATCAAGTCAGGTGAAGGAACATTACATAGTTGTAGTATTACTAATACTGCAGCTTATGGTAGCTTAGTAAGATTCTATCCAACAAGTGAATGGACTGAGTTTGTATTTAATGTTCCATTAAAAGGAAATATTTTTGCTATTATGCTACAAGGAACTGATAATTCTGGGCAATTATACGAGGTTCAAATCAAAGAATTAAAGGTAGAAGTAGGAATTACACATACAGACTACTCGTCTGCTCCCGAAGATACTGACTACCTCCATGAGGCAATGCAGGGTGATACCACAATACAAGGTGGATTATTGATGTCCAATGTTGTATCTGTTAGGAATAGTAACGGTACTGCAGAAACCGAAATAGTAGCTGGTATGTCTGGGCTTAAAGATGATGGAGTGGCATTCTTTGCTGATGTTAAAAATGCATATCGTAAAGCTGTGAATTACTTCAAAGGGACCTCAACAGATAAGCCATTATTCGCAGTATCTAAGGGTGGCTTTTTTGTCGCAATGTCTGGGCTTATTGGATGTTTTCAGATTGCTAAAGATCTGATTACAATTAAGGATAAATCGGGGGCTGATAAGGTTAAATTTACTGGGGAATCAATTGAAAATTTTGCATCTCAATCGCAAAGTAGCACTGGTGGATCTAATGGCTCATCTTGGTCTGCAAGTGTATCTGGTACGAGTGCATCTTCAACAATAACAAGAACACTGTTAACACATACATTTACTAACAATGGTGATTCGGTATTCAATATAAATATCAAACAAAAGGAGGTGTTATCAACATCTGTTACAGATGCAACTGTTATCAACAATACTGGAGCATACGCTAAAGTTAATGTGAATGTATTTGTTCGCCTTAGTACAGGTAGCACCATTATCAATGAAATACATTTGAATGATATTAATCACTACTGTTTAACTGCCAATATGGATATCCTTGGAAAAGGTAACTATAATCAATCAACTAACTTAGATATTAATAGTTCCTTTTCGGAGAAACTACCCAAAGGCTCTATCAAAGCTGAAGTAATTGCAACAATCAATTATGACTTAATGAGTCAGTATGATGTTATGGGAGCGTATCCAACTTCGGCAAGAACAAGTCTAGCACCATCTGGGGGAGTGTTTAGTTTTATATCTACTGATGATGAGACGATCTTTGGATCAGATGGGATGTCTATCCGAGTAAACTCTAATAAATTCTTTAAGCTACTTAAACAGGCAGGAGAAATAAGCCTAATATTCAGAGGTCTCGTATCTCCAGATTCTAATATACCAGCATTAATATGTGGTGGTGAAGTGAATATTAATGGAGGGTACGTATACAGGATAGGAGACTCATCAAGTTGCTCAAGAGTTAGTACAGGTAAGTATCAAATAACACTACCTTCGTATATGAGTGGCAAGAGTAATTATATTGTGCAATTAACGGGTGTGAGTTGTGATAATATGATAACATTGAATTCCAGGAATACATCCAGTAACTATTTTGAAGTCTATTCCTGGAACTCTCCTGGGAATTTAGAGAACGCTGCATTTTCATTTATGGTATATCGCGCCCAATGAAATATTTTAATACATTTGTAAAAAACAACAAACTAAAGATTATGAGAAATTTAATTATCGGTATTATCTCTCTATTGATGCTCGTAACAGTATCGTGTAAAGAGGAATCAGCAAAGAATGGTTTGAATCCGTATGACACGGCAATCATCAAGGCAGCAGAGTTTAACACAAGGAGTATCATATTTGATGATATAACAAGCTATCAAGATTCGATAGATGCAATATTTGATCAAAGTAATTTTGAGATGGGTATGACCTTGTCAGGAATCTTCTGTAGGGGAGGATTAAGAGAAGAGGAGATTGATCGCATAAATAAAGAGTTTTGTCTACGTAATATGTGGGTAGTTGACCAACATACGGAGAATGGGCCATACGTTTTAGGTGCTCTATCAGAGGCTACAGAGCTTATTATTATGAGACGATATGATGAGGAAGGATATAAATTTGATACGATTGCGTATGTCCCTACAAAGATATTATTTGATACAGCTAAGAAGCTCAAAGCAGAGTTTGCTAATGAGAACTATGATGAGTGTAGAAGATTGCTTCAGAGCGAATATACGTTCAAGCCTATTGATGCCAAAGGTTATGAGGCGTTAAAGTCACAAGGTTTAAATTAATTGATATATAGACTAGGCAAAGTGTTGCTGACTGAGAAGTTAGCAACACTTTTTTTATTGTAACAACAAAGACACTTATTTTTAGAAAAACATAATGAAGACACCTATTACATATTATGGGGGAAAACAAACAATGCTTAAACACATT